AGTCGTAGTTTTTGCAGGAGTAGTCGTAGACCCTGTAGTAGTTGATTGATTACTGTAAACAACCCCGATGACAACAAAAATTATACTTAAAAAACAACAGAATGACACCAAGAAAATTGAACCAATATTAGATCCCGAAGAATTACTCATTTTTATTATAACATTGTAAAATAAAAAAAATGTGTTTTATATATGCTCAAAAAGAATAAAGTTAAATATACATATTCATCCATGCCTCATTGATTTCTTCGCCTTTAAGTATATTATCAATTAGTTTTTTTGTAATTTTTATGATTCCATTTTCATCAATTTCTAGTTCAATATCTTTATAAGAAAAATCTTTATGAATGATTTCTCTGTCCTTGCATTTAGAAAGTAATCTTATAGTATTTACTCTATTAAATATAGTCTCTATATTTTTTTTGATATTTCTCATACCAGGTTCAGTTTTAGTTTTTCTAGAAATAGTATATTCTATTAAAGTTTCTGAAAAAGAAAATTTCACATTATGTTCTTTGGTATAATCTGGTATAATGTATTGTTTAACTATATTTATCTTTTCTGTCAGCATTAAACTTTTGATATTTATTACTTTAATCCTGTTGAGAACAATTGGATCGATTTTGCTAATTTCATTGAAAGTTGCTATAAATAAAGCCTTTGAAAGATCAATCGGGATTCCATCAAAATAGAGATCTTGGAATGCATTATTTTGAGTTTCATCAAGAAGATGTGTAAGAATACCGTATACACCTGAAGACTTTTCAGTCTCATTGCCAAGTTTGTCAATTTCATCTAAACAAATAACAGGATTAATACAGCCAGCTTTTTTAATATTTTGAGCTATTAAGCCTGGTTTAGAACCTACATAAGTTGAATCATGCCCTACGAGAATACTTGTATCTGTAAGTCCTCCAAAAGAAATTTGAAAGTAAGGCAAACTAAGAATTTTAGAAAGAGCCATACACAGCTTAGTTTTTGCAAGTCCTGGATCACCGTGAAGACCAAGGACTGTGCCTCGGGAACTAGGGTTAGTAATAAATTTTGTTAAAAAATCTATAATTTCTTCTTTTGTAGAATTCATCCCATAAACAGTTTTATCAAGAATTTCACGAGCATTTGTAAGAAATTTACTAATTTCTGTATTAGAACTCTGATTATTCACAGGGAATTCTCGGACTGTGCCTAAAGGAAGATTTAATACAGCATTACCCCAGCACATTGCTTTTCCTCGGTCGCTGCTTGCTAAATTAGGATCTTCTATTTTCTGAAGAACAGTCGCCTTAATTGGTCCAGGAAGGTTAGAAAGTAAAATTTTATCACTCAAGCTTAATTTGTTATTGATATCACTATTAATAAGTTTTTCAATTTTAGTCCTTTCTAATTTTATTTTTTTATTCAATGTTGAATCTGCCAAAGGTTTAACTTCTTCGAAATTTCCAGAAGGAAGCGATAAATCACCGGGAAAATTCATCATAAAGATCACATTTCCATTCGGGCTAATTTCTTCGTCGGTTTCACTTTCTTCTTCGATTTTTCTTTTTTTAGGTTCTTCGTATTTTTGTTTTTTATTATCAGTTTCTATATTGTCATCTTCGACGTTTTTTCTTTTTTTAGGTTCTTCATCTGTAAAATCTTCATCTGTCCCAATGTATTCATTGTCAGATAAGGAGTAGTCCGATTCTGAAGGAGTGTAATTTTCGTCAAAGTTATTATTGCTTACCATTGTTATTAATTACTAATTTCTTTTTTTTAACTCCTAGGTTTTATAAAAATAATTTTTTATTTTCTTTGTCTAAACCATATCATCGATGGAGAGTTCATCTGATCTTAGAACAGAATGGAAGAATGAATCTGAAAAAGATAGAAAACTTATTTTATTTAGCAAAAAAAATCCGGAACTAAGTAAAATTGTTACAAGTATTAGTTCTGTTTTTCATGTATTGTCTGGAAAAAAATTAGCCGATGAAAATAAAAAAATAGAATATCAAAAACTCAGGAATAATTCTGATATGATAGTAAATAGAACATTATCGCGACCTTTATTAAAACCTCTAGGAAAAAATGAACTTTCGACTATAATAAAAGTTTATAGTGCTGGAAATTTGTCTAAAGCTGATATAAAAAGATATAAAGATGCTCTAACAATGAGTATAAAATTAGAAAAAATGACACTAGCCCATAAAAAGTCTGGTTCTCTAGGTTCTAAAAAGTCTGGTTCTCTAGGTTCTAAAAAGTCTAGTTCTCTAGGTTCTAAAAAGTCTAGTTCTCTAGGTTCTAAAAAGTCTAGTTCTCTAGGTTCTCTTATGACAAGTTCTTTACAAAGACGCCCCACTATTTATTAAGCTTACACCAAAAACTTTTGGTGTAGATGCAATAATGGTTCTTTGAATTTAAATCGAGTTAAATTTTTTAACTTTGCATGAATTTTCAAATAAATTTTTTACTAAAATGTTTCGTTTTATCACTGAAATTTCATTAATTTTTTTACACTCATGTTTTTCTGGAAGCCGATGTTTGTTGCAAAAACTCAATGAACAGTAACTGCAAGCTCCAATAAGGCTAACTTTACTGTTACAAACTTCGATAAAACATTTTCTCATTATACTATTACATTTTTTTAAAAAATAATAAATATTTTAACTTTTTATTATTTTTTAAAAAATTTTGATAAAATATCAAAATAACTTTGTTCTTTGCTTTTATTGTCTATTGCTTGGATTATTTTGATGACAATGTCTTTTACTGAATAAATTTGGGGACAATTCTGACCAATATATATGCCAAAAACAAGAATTACCAGACTATTCAACATATTATTACATCAAGATTTATTTTTAACTTCTTCAATTTCTTGCACAAGTATTCCTGTGATTTCTTGTATTATCTCATATATTTTAGATTTATCGATTCCAGTTTCTTGTATTATCTCATATATTTTAGATTTATCGATTCCAGTTTCTTGTATTATCTCATATATTTTAGATTTATCGATTCCAGTTTCTTGTATTATTCTTTTATTTTCTGAAATTAACAATACTAGTTAATTTCCTGCTCTAATTGGCTGCATGCTCAAGATCAATGCTTTAGTATTAGCAGCTTGCAAGTCATCGCGGAGTCTATTGGTATCAACTGAAGCAATTTGAGATTGAGTAGTACTAGCTGTAGTGTTTACTGTTGATTTAATTTCGCAACAACAATCGCTTAGTTGTTTTTCAATATCCATCTTGTTTTTAAGAGCTTCCAATTGGATAGCTGCAGTATTTGCAATGGCCTGAGTCGAAAGAGTATTTTCCAATTTACACATCTCTAATTCTAAAAGTCTTGCATTTGCTGAAGCTTGTCTTTCTAGACGTCCTTCGGTTTTTATAGCGCGATGATTAGTTTTTTCAAAGTGACGGTCATTATTACGATAATTTCCTTCGAAATGTTTATTATTCCGATGGTTCATTTTTTCAAAGTGATGGTCAGCTAATCTAGCGAGGTTATTATCCACGTGGCAAAGATCAAGACTGCTTTTCGCTTGATAATCAGCTGCCTGTAATTGAGACCGATGAGAAGTAGCTAAAATAGCATCCCTGTTTTTATAAATTTCACGTTGTCCAGCAAGTAATCCTAGATCCATTCGTGAACCTAGGACATTCTCAGTTCTACTGATAGAGTCTTTCAATTTAGCATGACCATATTTTGATTCCCCACTGGCATAAGCAATTTCTTTACCTAATTTAGCATGACCATACCTTGATTCACCATTAGCATCAGAAATTTTTCCTGCAAGTATAGCTTGACCATACCTTGAATCACCATTAGCATCGGAAATTTCTTTACCTAATCTAGCTTGACCATAATTTGATTCTCCAATGGCGCCAGCAATTTTTCCTGCAAGCATAGCTTGACCATACCTTGATTCACCATTAGCATCAGAAATTTCTTTACCTAATTTAGCATGACCATACCTTGATTCGCCACTAGCATCAGAAATTTCTTTGCCTAATCTAGCTTGACCATAATTTGATTTTCCAATAGCGCTAGCAATTTTTCCTTCAATCATAGCTTGACCATATTTTGATTCTCCATTGGCTGCAGCGATTTTTCCTTCAATGAGTGCTGCTTTAGTGTTAGTATTTCCGTCACTTTTGTGAATATCTCCCAAAATATTTTGAGAATTAGACGCCGTCGACCCACTTAATCTTTCTATAGAGCCCGCCAAAGCATTTTCAGCTCTTCCGACTTCTCTGATACTTGCAACTCCGTTTCTTTCAGTTGCAAGCAAACTTTCAGTATTCCCTTGATTTATAGCCAATAAAGTAGAGAGATTCGAATCGTGAATATCTGTGACAACCTGTTTTGTAGAATTAGTAATATCATCTACAATTCTCGAAGAATTTTTATTGACTGCATCTTGAGTCCAATCAGTATCCCTGTTTATATTATCTCTAAGAGAATTGAATTTCCTATCTAAAGAAGCTTCTAATACGTCACTCTTAAAATACTGATTTGCTAAAAGTTCATTCGATTGCCTGGCATTTGTATAATTATCACCATCAAATTGTGGCACAGACATAATTTTAATAACAATTGTTATATTATTTGGTGAGAAAATAAATTTCCCGAATTAAATTTTTTCGGAGATATTAGAAATTTATTTTTTTCTATAGATATTATAAATGTCGTGCAAAGCCAGTTATATTCTTGATTTTGAACCTCCAGATGAATTTGTCGTGATATTAGACAGGCAAATTGTCACAGGCGCTCAAAAATATAAAGATATCGTGTTAAATGGTGTAACTTTAAATGACAATATCAGGATTTTAACAAATAAAGGGTTTCTTATTGAAATTCTTAAGAAGAAAGAGTCTGACGAGTTCTTATTTAGACTCATTCTTGTAAATGTACTGCGGAACAATAACTCCCCGCCTATAGGTTTCGGTGATGATTTTTCTGATTTTATAACAATTTTAAACAATATAATTTCTTGATTTAAGGAAAATTTAATTTCCCATATTCTCCGAAATATTGTTTAGTGGCAGCGTCACGAGCTTTTGCAGCATCTATTTCGTCTTCGAATATTCCTATTCTAGTCGGTTTTCCTTCGATAGCAATTTGAGCTATCCATTTTTTATCTCTTTTAAAAAATGATACTCCTATAAACTTCGATGTTCCTCTTCCAATTTTATTCATAGAATTTTGACGAGGAGTTACAATTCTTAGATTGCATTTTCTGTTGTCTACCACATTGTTATTTTTATGGTCTATGTAATTATCTCCAGAGTAATTCATTATGAATCTTGATAAATATATTGTTTTACCATTAACTCTTCCAATAATATAATTCTCTTTATTACGCCATTTATATTTCATTATTTCATAGAATATTTCTTCGTCTATAATTACTTCTATTTCTTTTATTTTAAAGAAACAAAATCCATCTTTATTGAAATTTTTAGGAATAGCTAAAATTTTATTTTTATAATAAAGGTCACGTTCTTTTTCAGCTTTTTGTATTGACATTGTAGCTTCTTCTATCGTATCAAATATGCCAATATGTTGTTTTTTACTGTCAATGCTAATACCAACTATAAATTTACCAGTATTCTTATAATTTGTAACACCAGTTGGTAAATCGTTTATTTTTTCTTTTGTATTTTTCCATTTCGCAAAATTTTCAGGCTCATTAATATCATTTTTATTAGCATATTTTAGTTTAAATTCGTCAACCCAGAGATTGTATTGCCAAGCAGCATGTTTTTCAATATCATATATAGCCTGTAACTTTTTATTATTTATTGATATAGCAACTCTCCATTTTACATTTTCAGATTTTAAAATTATTTTTATAACACCAGTATATTCACTAGAACAATTTTCTTTTTTCTTTTTATTTCTAGAATTTTCAGAAATCGTAACAATTCTTAAATTTTCTCTTTGATTATTTAGAGGATCATTGTCGATGTGATCTATGGGAATTTTCGAAGTTAACTCTTTGCCAAGAATTTCGATCAGAATATATCTATGCATTCTCCATGCCTTTCCTTTGATATTTCCAACTACATAATTATTACCCGATTTACACCAAGTAAATTTATTTAAAAGTTGGTAGTCTTCATCAGATACAGATGTATATCCAGTAATTTCTTTATTTTTGTTTCTTAGTGGAATTTCTTTCATTTTATTAATTTTGATATCATTTATTTTTTTAAAGCATATCAAAATAATTTTTTAGACCAAGCTATACAAAAAACAGTTTGGAGTATTTAAGTCAAAACCGGAAATTGTATTCTTAGTGCAAAGCGAAGTTATCAATCTCTTCATGTTATCCGGCTTGAACCCTGGATTTTCTGTAAGAATTAATGCGAAAACACCTGCGACCATAGGGGATGCCATACTCGTTCCTTGCATTACTTTAGTTTTATCGCCTGGAATAGTAGATAAAATTTCAGTCCCAGGGCTTAAAATATTAACACAGATACCAAAATTGCTAAAATAAGCTTTTTTATTATCTTTTGTAGTCGCAGCTACAGTAATTGCATTTTTATTATTTGCAGGAGAAGTATTACATGCATCTACGTTCTCATTTCCTGCAGCTACAATAACATGAATTCCTGCAGCTACTAAATTATCAATTGCTTTATTTATTATATCACTTTTAGGTCCTCCTAATGACATATTCACTACAGAAGTTCTATTGGAAGCACGGTGTTTATTAATAACATATTCAAGACCTTTCAAGACGCCTGAGTAACTTCCCGACCCATTACAACCTAGAACTTTCACGGCAATCAAATTTGTCTTTTTGGCAACTCCAAAACTTTTTGAACCTATAGTCCCTGCAACATGCGTACCGTGGCCTTGGCAGTCAATGTCGTTGCTGTCAGCAAAATTTGCTCCCCAGACTGCTCGTCCTTCAAATTCGGAATGGGTAATATCTACACCGGTGTCCACGACAAATACATTAGTATTCTTACCATCGCTAATAGGATGAAAATATTTCGCATTTAATCCATTTGGGCGTTGATCGATTCTGTCTAAATTCCAGATAGGATTATTTTGTAGATAATAAGATTTACCAAGATCAGCTTGTCCTGAAGCATCCAAATAGAAATCCTTCTTATTATCGATAGAAACTGGACGATCTTCTTCGATGCTCAAAACAGAATTGTAATTAAAAAGAAACAAAGGAAATTCAGGATATTCAACAAGTATAGCTTTAAAATCTCCGATTTCAATTGTATCCAATTTATTTTCAGAAAATAAATTGAAATTTAGTTTACTTTGAAGTAGAGATTTGCTTTCAGTTTGAATAAATTCTTTTTGATCTCGAACTTCTATGATAAATTTTTTTGATAATATTAATTGTGTTAAGAGTAAAAAAGATGCTTTCATTGATATTAATTATACTAAGTTTTATTTCTTTAACTTGATTTTTAAAATTGTGTTAGAATTCAAAAATAATCGTCAAACTTCTTATTGATTTCATCAATAAGAAGTTTGACGATTATTTTTTTTATTTACTGTAAGTATAAATAAATGGACTCTTTTGCAACATTTGCTGGCAATTGCCGCCTTTCGAAATTTGACAGTAAAGTTAAATTTGGAAAAAATTCTCAAAATACGAACGAGATTGATGGTGTTACGAGAAAAGAATTTGATTCTCAAAAACCACTTAAATATTATACGCAAAACCCATCAATTGCCCCAGGAACGCCAGGGGAACTTGGGCCAAGGGGTCTTTCCACGATCGACGGATTCGGGTTACCATCTTGTGTTGTTTCGAGTAATACTAAACCTATTGTTACGAAGCAACGAGTTCGGAACGAGCTCAAGGGTCTTCCTTTTACTACAAGCGCAGGATTATTTAGGGGTTCGCCCAATGTAAGCGTAGAAGATGCCATTAGACCAGTAAATGAAATTAATCGTAAAACATGTAATACTAATTCAGAAGGAAATTATTACGATCGAAGTTTTTATATTTTTGACAATTTGCCAGTTAGACCAAATCAAGGTGAAATTGGTTTTTATCCAAGAAATATGCAAGGAGAAGACACTCGGAACATGTTAAAATCAAGAAATATTAAAAAATAATATTTCTTCAAATAAATGATTAACTTTATTTATTTTCTTTGCTTATAGTAAATGGATTTCTTAAAAAAACTTTTTGCTTCAGAAAATGATTCTTGTAATAAAAAAGAATTAACTAATTCTTTACCAGAAATGTCAAATGAAAGTATCTCGAAAGAGATCGACTCAGAAGGTCCTGGAATGTATAGGTTAAGAGCAAATACTGTTCAAGAATCATGCTTTATGCCATTTCCTGGATTCTATAACAGACCTTTAAATAATGGAAATGCCTTTTTTATCGATGACAGTTCTGAATTGAGAGGTCTTGGCAATCCTCTTTCAAAATACGACGAGTATCTTTACAAGGGAAATTGTCCTAAATGTAAAAATTCAGTTTGCCAATGTAATAATAAAGGCATCACTATTGATTGCAGTCCGCAATTTACAAGTACTAATTCTCGCACTGACAATAATTCTGAGACAGTTCCTGATAATCGAGAATTTATCCCTTTTGGATGCGGTGGTAATTTTACAAGTTTTAATTTAAATAATATAATCGGTGAAAATACAAGAGAAATTGCCCGCAAGGAATGCAAAGATAAAAGGACAAATTTAGCTAGCACTAAAAAATGATAGTCTTTGTAAATGCAAAAAAGAATATACAATATTCATAGAACTCTAGATTATTCTTTTCACTGTACTGTGCAAAATAAAAAATTATTTTGTAATAATATAGTGAAAATGTATAAATTCCATAATAGTATCAAGAAAAGATACCTTGATAAATACGCGACAGTCAAAGGAACTCGTCTTCTTGATCTTGCAAGTGGGAGAGGTGGTGATTTAAGCAAGTGGAAAAAAAATAAATATATAAATTATGTCAGAGGATATGACATCAATGAAGATTCTGTTAAAGAAGCTAAAAAACGTCTAAAATATATTGGAATGCCTAAAAGTAAATCAGTCTCATTCAAAGTTGCTGACCTTACAAAAATTTCTGTTAAATGCAATATTACATTTGACTTGATAACAAGTTACTTTGCATTCCATTACTTTTTCAAAAATAAAAGTAGTCTTGATACAGTTCTTAAGAGCATCAATAGATGTTCTAAAAAAGGAACTAAATTTATTTTAACATTATTTGATGGTAATTTGATAAATTCATTGCCAGCTCAATTTGCCACGGAAAGTTGGAGCATTTCTAAAGATAAAAAAGTAAGCAGTAAAGGTGATTTTGGAAATGGTATATCAGTTTATCTCAAGAATTCTATATTAAATACGCCAGAAATAGAATACATTGTTACCCCAGAATTTCTTGTAAAAAGTTTGGCTAATATAAATTTTAAAATAGTTGAAACAAAAGCCTTCTACGAATTTAATAACAAGAACAGAGAAGATCTTTCTCCAGATTTAAAAATGTTCAGCGATCTCAATAGGATTTATGTCTTTGAAAAACAATAATTTTTTTATATTTATAATGTTATACACCGTGATGGCAGTGACTAAAAAAGATAATTCAGCAAGACTTAAGAAAAAAATCTTAGATTTGAAAGATGATCTAAGTAAAGTTAAACGTGAAAATAAGTTTCTCAAAGAAAGTATTAAAAATATTAAAGCCCCTAAATCAGATTCTCTTTTTGGTAAAGCGAAAAAAGCATTTAAAGGAGCAAGTACAGGGCAAAAAATTATTTCAGGGCTTCTAGGGTCAGCTGCTGGAGCTGGAACTATCGCGTTGTTAGCTGGTCTCGCTAAAGCCCAACTTGCAAAAAGAAATGCAGAACAAAATCAACCAGGAACACTGGACAATCCACTCCAGATGGTGCCAGTAAATAATTTGTCATCGCCAAATAATTCTGGAGTAAATTTAAGTTGAAAAAATTTATATTTAAGCTGATTTTTTTTAGATATGAAATGTATATGAAGCAAGATATCTGTTTTAAAAGTGATACAATACTTTTCTCCGCTGTAGCAACTTTAGCATTAATTGTTTTTGTAGTTTATTTTATTTTTCACCATATTAAACAAATGAAGGGCAAAGTCATTATTAAGACTAGAAATGTTCCAGTTCAGATACAGGAACCTTCTCGGTACTTAAGGGACTCATTTGTTAGACCAACTAGAGACTACTTTGATTCAAGATCAACTAATGAGATCGGAAGAAAAGTTGGTTATATTTATGGGGGGATAAATGAGCGACTTCCATTATTTGAACATCTTGAAAATAGAGAATATCAATATTTTGTAATGGATGATTCGCGCAATGGAAATAAAATAGAAATAATAAATCCTAATAAAAGAGAACCTCTTTATGATGGTACTATTATTAATTCTGCAGAATTCGGAGGAGATATGAATGTTAAAATTTACCCAATAAGGAATAATCTGTATTCGTCGGAAATAAATTAAATTATTTTATTTTGTATTTAAATATAAAGAGTATGTCTTATCAAAATTTACCGCCTAGTTCTTTCCAAAATGTTATTCAGGCAGAATCTGCTGAAGCCACGTTAGAAATCCCAATGTATTCTGACAAAGATTTTAAACAAATATTCAAGAATGTGGATCCGAATATAAAAGACCTTTCGCTTTTTGGAAAAGACTGTGATGAACGAACATTTGATAAAATATTATGTGGAGCTCAAGAGACTTCTGTATTTTCTAGAGCTTTTTTTTCTAGAAGTAATATTTTAGAAATTCAAAAACTTATAAGATACCAAGTTTATCTTAATTCGAAAAATAAATATATCATCGGTGATCAATCGGAAACCGAATTAATCATTATTATGAAAAGTATATATCTACGATATTCTAAAATGCCTAAAGATTACTCTTGTTATGCTAAAGAAATATCAAGGTTGAATGAAATCATTGTTTCCAGAGTAATTCCTGGAATTATTAACAATATCGAGCAATACATCGGATACATTAAAGACTCTTCGAGCGCGCCAGAACTTCTGGAAAGATCAAAGAATGATTCTAGTGCAGGAACTAAAGAGCCTCGGAGTTTCAGCGACATCCTTTTCGGAGACTCGACATTTTTTGGTTAAAAAAATAAATTTAAATAAAAAATTGAATTTAAAAAAATATACATACTAAATAACAACAATGAACAATATCAAAAACAAGTTAATAACCAAAAAATTCGTCGAAACTATCGTAAACAAGTATAGTAAAGGAATCGATTTCAAAGTTAACAATATTAAAATGTATCAAACGCCTTTCGTTCAAAAATCTTTTTGCACGACTGATGCAGATAATTCAGAAAGTGACAACTGTTCGAGTATCAAATTTAATTCTTATGACAATATCACCAATGAGCGGCTTGAATTTCTTGGTGATAAAGTCATTGATTTTATCACGACGGAATTCTTATTTGATCTTTTCCCCGGTAAAGACGAAGGCTTTTTAACAAAATTAAAAAGTAGAATGGTGAAAAAAGAATCTCTTGCAAATCTTGGAAGAAATTTAGGTTTCAAAGAATATATGCTGATTAGCCCCCATCTTGAAAGAAATGATGGAAGAAATAATCCTCGTTTTCTTGAAGATATTTTCGAAAGTTTTATAGGAGGTCTTTATAAAGACCAAAATTCTAATATTGATATCGCAAGAAATTTTGTTTTAGGAGTATACTCTGAATTCATTGTCATTGACGACTTAATCAATATTAATGATAACTTTAAAGATTCACTTCTTAGATACTTTCATTCGCAAAGTTATGGACACCCAGTTTATACTTCTCTTTCTGATCCAGGCAATTCTTCTAAAGAATTTACTACGATATTACTTATCCCAAAAAAAGTAATATTGGCAGAGAATAATTTTAAATTGGAAAAAATTCAAGAAAAAATTCTTGATACAGACAAAAATGAGATCAAAGCTCATGATAATTTGTCCTTACTATTACAAACAAATTTTCTTATAGGATTAGGCAAAGCAAAAACTAAAAAAGCAAGTCAGCAACAATGCTCTCGAGATACTTTAATCAATTTAGGCATATCTCTAAATTACTAAAAAAAACTAAAAAAAACTAAAAAAACCCCAAACATTATGTTTGGGGTTTTTTTAGTTTATTTAAAAAAATAAACTACTGTCAATCTCCGAAAATAAGAGAATTGATAAAATCAAAATAGAA